GGCAAGAGTCCAGGGCCCCCCACCCCCCTTCCAAGGGGATGAGCCTGACTCCACTGATGTGTTTTAACACCAATTTGCCAAGAAGACTGTACCACCATCACGAGGGTTTCCCCAGAACACACTTATGGCTTGTCCCCGAGAACTAAATCCCAGTCATAACCACGTGCCATGACCCTACACTTCCTTCTCTCTACCTGGTTGACGGCCAGGTGGCAAATCAGCTGGACACACACCACCACCAATTTTTAATTTACGTACTAGCGGAAACGGTATTCTGTCGGAGCAATCTCACTACACTCTCAACCTGCCAGCGTCCCACCGTGTCAGTGGCACCAACCGTTTCAAACCCTGTAACCACCAGTCCCTGCACCGAGGAGTCGTGTTCATAAGCTGTCCCACTGTTAGTGAGATTAACAGAGAACGTCTTACGCCTACGAGTTAGCGGTACATTATACACAAAGGGCTCCCAAACATTAAAAGACTTCATATTACGGGAGCCCTTAGCGTCTCCAATCATCTGGCTGTTGGTATGCCCGGTAATTATTACCATATCCTCAGGAGAATCATAAAACGCCACAAATCCCCTTCCACCAGCAGCGGCCACCCCAGGGGCCACGGATGGCAACCACCGGAACACAACACTCTCATAGACAAACTGAGAGTAGTTCCCAGCAATCGCCGACCCTACCGTCCCTAGAACACCACTGCCGGAAGATGCATCACACCAATACCGGGCAGCCACATTCCCAGATGAAGCCGTTAATTCACTATATATCGTTTTGTGGTTCAAAATCTGTCCATCGAAGTTGGTCCTCAACCGTATGGCACGTTGAGGCTGTCGGTGGAGTGGATTGACCTTCTTCTTACCGTTCCGCTTTACTCCTTTGTTGTGAGTCATCTTGTTGAGCAAGTAAACTTGTCAGGTTTACAACCCTGGAGATACGTAACGAGAGGGAATGAATGTACACTGGCCAACTTGTCAGTGTACTCCACCTCTCTCAGCACGTTCTCCAGGGCAACCTGAGCGTCTGGGAGTATGCCAAATGCTTTCCAGAATGATACTCTCATAGTGTCGTCTATGGGGGCCTGTCGAGACCCTCCCAGAAATTTGTACTCATAGCGGACTGCCATTTCGTTGACAATAGACTTGTCAACGACCTCAACAGTTGGAAATGCCGAGTAGAACGCCTCGAGTACGGGCACGCCCCTACAAGAGTTCATTCCACACTCTCCAACTGCCGACAACCACTCCAAGTACTCCCCATGCTGAAAAGTATGGGTAGAATGGAGGTCCTTCGACAACACTATGCGAGGATTTCGAACAGATATGGTTTGGTGATCCCCTCTCAAGACATGTGTTTGGCAAAACTCCACCTTCTCTAATTCGTAGACAGGTTCCTCAACTTTCATTGTGAATCCCATCTCCTCGAACCACACGGGGATATTGTCCATCTTATGGAGATCACGTTTCTCAACAATGACCACACAATCATCCCCATTGTTGGCAAGAGAATACTTACGTATGAAATGGCTATCGCAATAAGCTTTAACCATTGAACACATGAGCAAACAATTACCAAGAGAAGTGTTTATATCCCCTGAGGCCCTACATCCATCAATCTCATACTTGATGGTGCCCTCAGGGAGATAAGCTTTGCCTACATTATGTCGTTGCCATGATAAGAGTTCGGACAACTCGGACCTGTCGTATGCCATAGCCTGTATATAATAGTCATGTTCCCACTGTAATGCCTCCACTGATACATGTTGATCAAACCGAGAAGCATCCAACCCAATATAAACGGGGTCAGAAAACCGTGAAGTCTTTAATTCAAAATTAGAGGCCACTTGGTGGGCATTCATGCCTTTACACACAGTCTTGTCACCTAATCCATCTCTGTCAAACATCTGGTCTATACGCCTAAATATTTCGTGCTCATTATGTTTCAAGAACCGAGCCACATGAAGATTGTACCTAGGATCTCTAGGCTGGATCACCCGGGGGGCGGGATCTCCCTTGGAGGCATCGATCTTCTCACATTTCACAAAGGTTTTGAGCCATCCATCAGATCGGGAAATTGGTCTAACCTCTAATGAATCAGCCGCCCTATCATACACCTTTCTCTTCGAGCCATGCCACAGGTTCAAAACGGACCGGATGGACAAGGGTTTCAGGGAAGGGAATGATAACAGGTACTGTTTCACTGATCTGAGACGCTCTTCAAACACGCCAGGCAGTGGGCGAGGTGGGGGAACTAATAAACCATCCTTCCTGACCCGAAACACCCTCTCCACGAGCCCCCGCTTAACATTCGTCAAGTTGGAGTCATGTATAAAATATTTCTTGTCGGAAAAGATGGGGCCAAACACTGCTCCCGTCCGGTGTTTGGCCACATGGCGAGGGTTACCGCGGACCTCTATCTGCACGCCCTCAGGAATGATCACATCAAGTGTGGTCATCCCGTGCAGACGGTCGCGGCACCCCTATGTACTGATGTCACCACTCTCCAACAGCTTCACAACTGTTAGAGCGTGGGAATACTCTTGTGGGCGGATGAAGCAAGCGGTGAGTGCCTCACCGAGCAACACCATCCGATCACGGATACGAACCTGCTTCTCCTCAAACATCTTGAGGAGAACAGTCTCGTATACCATGCGGTTGGCATTACTAGCCGGCAAGACACCTACCTTTGATTGGGCCAGGAGGGCAAACTTAACTGCCCTTCTGGGGCATGGTTGAGTGACGTCCTCCTCCACCAACGCGGGAGCCTCAAGCTCTTCGAAATAGGTCGTGGTAACCTTTTCGTAAAACTTGAGAACCTCATCATCGTTGGCGGCTTGCCACAGAAACCAAGCCAATACCGATGGAACCAAAACGACTGATATCCCAAACAACCACAGACACAGCACAGCAAAAGACCCTGCCACATACACCTTCCACTTGGGAACTTCTGAGAAGGATTTGATAATAGTCTTCATTGCCATGGTAAAC